GTTTTCTCCTTATTATTTATGTATTAACCTTATCATACTTTGTTCAATCTGTCAAGCTATGTCAAGGTTCGATAGGGTGTCGAACCTATCTACAAGCACCAGATTTTCTAGCACCTTTAATCTTCACACGCATTTCTCCAAATGGTGTCTGCTTTATCCTATAAACACAACCCCAACCTGTCGTAGATTTATATCCTGCTTTGGATAAACTACTCCTATCACTTACTCCAAAATGTGAGTAATTGTTCTTTGGTTGTGTACTCGTACTCTTTTCTAATTGTGATACATATTTCACAATACTTCTTTTATCTAGTGTCGGCATATTCAAATCTCCTTATCAATTATTATGCCTTCAGCATAGCATACTTTGAGCCATCTGTCAATGCAAGTAAGGGTTCGATAGGGTGTCGAACCTTCATCATTCCCTATAATATGTATCATCTTTTCCTATGTCGCCGAGTCATCATAGTATAGAAGGAATGGTTAGTCTTGCTTGTCTTAAGTGTCTGTTTTCTGGGCATATGACTACATAATAGACAGAAACAAGGTGAAATAATGTGTAGTTCTCTGCATTATGTCGTGCTTACCGAAAATATTATATAAAAAAAGGGGGAGTTTGTGGTGTTCTCTCGTGTTCTCTGCATTATTTAGGGTTCGAGGGGGTGTCGAACTCTCCGAACTTACCGAACATACTAGAAATCTGGGACAAAAAAAATAGAAATACTATGGAACTCACCGAACTTGTTAGAATATTGGGGCTCACCGAACATATTAAAAATAAAAAAGAAAAAAAAGGTAAAAAAAAGGGAGCCGAAGCCCCCTGGTTCTTAAGAGTTGGAGTAAATTAAACTCCAGATTATTATATTAGCAAAGATTAAAGTAATCATATAAAAATTTCCTCGTTGTCTGTTATTCATTTGTTTATCCTTTATAATGTGGGGAGCTTTTACACTCCCCTGGTTAATATTATATTGAGTTTTCAAACTGTTCCTCTAAAGATTCTGGAGGATTGTAATCATAATCAATAAAATCTGGTAAGCCTACCTTTCTAGCAATGGAATTATAATTATTAATCCATAACTTTCTTTGGTCAGCAGGAAGCCTGCCAGGTTCGTCAAGTAAATTGCAGATATTCTCTAATCTAGCTGAAGTTTCTACAAAGTTTATTAAGTCTTTCTTATTCATTTTATTCCCTTTCAAGTTAGTGGGGAGCTTTTACACTCCCCATTTAATATTAGCTAACTTTGTTAATCTGTTTAGCTAATGCTTCTGCACCATCTTCGTCTAAAAGATTAAACGTAGAACACATCTTACGTATAAATCTATTTAGAGCTTGGTCATCTTTGTCGTTCATCTGTTCGACAATCTTCCAAGCCTTCTGGTCAAGAGTCTCAGGAGCTTTATCTTTAGCCCATTTTTGCATCTTGCTCCAAGAGTCAAGCTCTAATTCTACAAGCTTGTTAGAAATATCCTCAAAGCTTGTATTCTTTGAGAAAGTCTCTCTAACTTTCTTAGAGTTAGCAAACTCTCTAAGCTTATTAAGCTTGTTACATACTAAACCTTTTTTGGTTAGTGTGTACTCATAGACAGGTTTTCCTTTACTGTCTTTAAGCTCATTAAGCTCCAAAGTTAACTTTTCAGCTAACTTCTGACCTTTCTCTTTTTGAGCTAGACACCACGCTACAGCAGTAATGCCAATCTCAATCTGAGTTTCGTTAACCTCAGTACCTAAAGTACTTTTGGCTTTCTTCAGCTTGTCTTCTTTATTATCAGCAAGTAGCTGTAACTCACCGATTCTTTTTATATAATCACTCATAGTTTTCTCCTTTGTGATTAAGTTAAAAAACACCAACAAGGAATTTGTTGGATGATTAATCATTACAAAAAAAATTATGAATGTCAACAAAATGTTAAATATAATTTTGAAAGCCTTACTGAGCAAGGGTTTCAGAGGATACTTTTTTTTAAGGTATCTTTTTATAAAAAAACAGTTATTCGTTACATAATATAGCCATACCCCACCACAAAAAATTATTATGTATTGTGTATATATATATGGTAGTGTCATATATAGAATAAAAAACTAGGGTCAAAATAATACTTGCATTTTAGTGGGGAGTAATATATAATATATATAATAATATAATACTATATAGTTTAAGAGGTATTTAAAATTAAATATTATAGTTTTATATTATTACAATATAACAACTTAACAATATAACAATGTAAAGGTCTTAAATACTTTGGAAACTATAGAGACTATATCTACATCACCATATATTAATTTAAATCATTATCTTAATTTAAAAATAACCCAAGACTCTAAATCAGATTTCATAACATTTGTTAGGAAGATTGCTCCTATACTTGTTTCTGATTGGAAGATGGGTCGTCATATAGAAGTAATATCAGAAAAACTAAAACAATTAGAAAGTGGTGAAATAAAAAGATTAATGGTGTTTTTACCACCACGTTCCTCTAAATCTGTTATTTGTTCTAAACTGTTTCCTGCATGGTATATTGGTCGTAATCCAGAACATGAGATATTAACTGTTTCTCATAGTGACCAATTGTCTTCTGACTTTGGTAGGTCTGTTAGAGATGTCGTAGACTCTGAAGAGTTTCAAGATATATTTAAAGGTGTAAAGTTAAGAACTGATGTTAGAGCTGCAGGTAAATGGAAAACAAATCAAGGTGGTAGTTATTATGCAGCAGGTGTTAAATCTCAGATAGCAGGTCGAGGAGCTCACATAGCTATACTAGATGATGTTATGTCTGAAGAAGATTCGTATTCTGAAGCAGGTCGTAGATATGTTAAAGAGTGGTATCCTGCAGGTTTACGAACTCGTATTATGCCTAATGGTTCTATATTAATAATAAACACAAGGTATCACTATGATGACCTATGTGGTTGGTTATTAAAACAACAAGATGAATATGCTATTGCACCTTGGGAGGTAATTAAAATTCCTGCTTGGTTAGATGAAGCAAGTGCTGAGTTGTTACAGTTGCCTGTAGGTTCTAGCTATTTTCCTGAATGGAAACCAAGCGAAGTGTTAGAAGTAGATGAACAAGAAATACGAGCATCTAATGGTGCACGTTACTGGAATGCATTATATATGCAAGACCCTACCCCTGATGAGGGAGGTTTACTAAAAAAAGATTGGATACAATGGTGGGAGTATGACGAACCTCCAACATGTGATTTTATTATTCAAACATATGATACTGCTTTTTCTACAAAGACAACAGCAGACTTTAGTGTTATACAAACATGGGGAATATTTTCACAATATGAAGAAGATGCATCTGGATATGAATCTTTTCAATCACATTTAATACTTCTTGGAAATATTAAAGGTAGATTTGAATATCCAGAACTAAGACGTATAACACAACAATTATATTATGAATATAGACCTGATGTATGTATGGTAGAAAAGAAAGCATCAGGACAATCATTAATTCAAGATATGAGAAGAGCAGGATTACCTGTATTAGAATATTTACCTGATAGAGATAAAGTAGCTAGAGTACATGCTGCATCTCCTATGATTGAATCAGGTAGAGTATGGATACCAAAAAATAAAAAGTGGTCAGAAGATTTATTACAAGAAATGTTACGTTTTCCAAATGCAGCTCATGATGACCAAGTAGATGCTATGACTATGGCAATACATTATATGAAAGAGTCTTGGCATTTATCACATCCTGAGGACCCAGAGTGGGCAGATGAGCCAAAACAAAAAAGAGTTGCATATTGGCGAACTTAATGTTATAATTTGATTTTAGGGGAAAAATATGGCAATAGAAAAAAATCCGTTTGATAAGATACCTGAAGAAATTCAGAATGTAATTCCAATTCCAAAAAAAGTAGAAGATACAGATGCTACTATTCAGTTAGAACCTGATGGTGGTGTAACTGTAGACTTTACAGAAACATCTGTAGAAATGCAACCAGAACCTGATATAGAAGAATGGTATGGTAACATGGCTAATGATATAGAAGAGGAAGACTTACAAGATATAGCTGCAACTGTAATTGATAATTATAGAGCAGATAAAGATTCCAGAGCTGATTGGGAATCTATGTTTGAAAGAGGATTTGATTTATTAGGATTAAAGATAGAAGATACATCAGAACCTTTTGAAGGTGCATGTACAGCAGTACATCCTATGTTAATTGAATCAGCAGTTAAGTTTCAATCAAAAGCAATACAGGAAATGTTTCCTGCAAGTGGACCTGTTAGAACTCAAATATTAGGTAAACAAACACCAGAAAGACAACAACAATCAAATAGAGTTAAGAACTTTATGAATTATCAGGTAACAGACCAGATGCCTGAATACTTTGATGAAACAGAAAGAATGTTGTTTCATTTACCACTAATAGGTTCTGCATTTAAAAAAGTTTATTATGATGCTAATTTAAAAAGACCAGTATCAGAGTTTATACCAATCGACCAGTTTTATGTTTCTTATTATGCTTCTAATTTAAATAAAGCAGATAGGTACACACATGTTATTTATAGAAGCCCTGTAGATTTAGCAAGAGATATGCGTACAGGTATTTATGAAGATGTAGATTTACCAGAAGCTAGTAATCCTAATCCAACATCTTTATCAGAAAAGATGGATACAATATTAGGATTAAGTGTTACAGAAGATAGTGACCCACAATATACATTATTAGAACAACATTGCTATTTAGAAATAGAAGAAGATTATGCTCTTCCTTATATTATTACTGTAGAAGAGCAATCACAAAAAGTTTTAAGTATAAGACGTAACTATAAGAAGAACGATAAGAACCAAGAAAAAGTTTCCCATTTTGTTCACTACAGGTTTGTTCCTGGTTTTGGATTTTATGGGTTTGGCTTGATGCACTTTCTAGGCAACTTAACTATGACTGCAACAGCAGCTATGAGAAGTCTAGTAGACGCAGGTCAATTTGCAAACCTACCAGGAGGTTTCAAAGCAAAAGGTGTTAGACTTGTTGGAGACAATGAACCAATAAGTCCAGGAGAATTTAAAGAGATAGAAGCAACTGGAGTAGATTTAAGCAAGGCAATTATTCCTCTCCCCTATAAAGAGCCTTCCTCTACTCTATTTCAGATGCTTGGATTTGTAACTGCTGCAGGTCAAAAGTTTGCAGATAGCACAGAACAAATTGTTTCTGATGCTGCATCTTATGGTCCTGTAGGAACTACAATGGCTTTATTAGAAGCATCTAGTAAATTCTTTTCATCTATACATAAGAGATTACATAAATCTCAAAAAGAAGAATTTAAAATTCTTGCTCGTATAGATTATGAATACTTACCCTCAGAGTATCCATATGAAGTACCTTATGCTGAACAAAGTGTATTTAAAAAGGATTTTGATGGTAGGGTTGATGTAGTCCCTGTATCAGACCCTAACATTCCTTCTAATGCACACAGAATGATGTTGGCTCAGATGGCTTTACAAATGGCTCAACAATCCCCTCCTGGTATGTTTAATATAGAAGAATTAAATAGAACAATATTAAATGCTGCTAATATGCCTAATATTGAACAGATACTTCCTCCTAAAAAGAAACCACAAGCTATGGACCCAGTATCTGATATTATGGCAGCAACAAAAGGTATACCAATAGCTGCATTTCCAGGTCAAAATCATGATGCCCATATTCAAACAAAGATGGCATATTTACAAGACCCTATGAATGGTGCTAATCCTATTATGGCTAGAATTAAACCAATACTAGAAGCTAATATTCAAGAACATTCTGTAATGAAATATCAAGAACAAATTAGTGGTGTAACAAAAATGGCAGGTCAGCAAAATCCACAAGCTGTAGAAATGGCAATGGCTCAAGCAGCACAACAAGTATTAAATGCTAATCAAGCTATGGGTCAAGCTCAATCACCTGAACAACAAATGGTTGCATTAGAGCAAGCTAAAGTAGAATTAGAAAAAGAAAAACTTAAAATGGATTCTGCTAGAAATTCTGCAGATGCTGCATTAGAATCTCAAAAGCTAGAATTAGAAGAAATGAAGTTATTAAAAGATTCTGCTGTAGATGGACAAAATGCTATGATGAAAAAACAAAAAGCAGATTTAGATAGAGCAAGTAAAGAAACTATGAAACAACTTGACTTACTAACTAAAACTGTTATTGCAGAACAAAGAGCAGAAATAGATTTAGAAAGAATACGAACTGATGCTATGAAAAAAGTAGCAGAGTTAAATGATATAGATGATAGAACAAGAAGTTTAAAATTAATTGATTTTATGTCTGAAGCTATCAAAGAAGAAATGAAAGAAAATACTGGTGGTGAAACACTTGTAGAATAACTAGGGATATTTTATACCTGTCGACTGCCCTAGCAGACATGCCAAGACGACAGGTTAATTTTATTTAAGGAGAATAAAAATGGCAAATACAACTTTTAATGGTCCAATTAGGTCTGAGAATGGTTTTATTGGAATCACAAAAAACTCTTCTACAGGAGCAATAACAGAAAATATTACTTTTGGTAATAATGGTTTGGTAGTAACTCCAGTAGTTTTAGCTGATGCAAATACAAGTTTAACTGCTGCTGATAATGCAGGAAGAGTAAATATTATTCCAGATGTAACAGGTAATAGAGTGTATACATTACCTTCACCATCTGCAGGATTACACTTTAAATTTATTTATGGTGGTGTAGCTGCTGATGCTTCAAATCCAATAATATCTACAGGAGCAGATGCAAACTTTATATCTAGAGGTGGTGTTACTTTTCATGATATAGATGGTAATACAACAGCATCTGTTTTTCCAAATGGTAGTTCAAATTCTAAATTAACAGTTAATGTTCCAGAATCAATAGAAATTAATTTTATTGCATTAGATTCTACTAACTGGGCTGTTTGGGGTGTTATAGCTGCAGATACTGCACCTGCTTTTGGAGACCAATAAGATAGATGGAAGTATCTAATGAAGCTCTTCGTAAGTTTGAAGAAGAGTTAAATTTATTAAGAATTAATTTAGCGAATGGACAAGCAGATTCATTCGCTAATTATAAACATCTAGTAGGTCGTATTCAAGGTATTGAATGGTCTATAGATGTTATGAAAAATATAATTAAAAAAATGTATGAAGGAGAAGAAGAATAATGCAACAAGTAGGCATGGCAAAAAGTATTAAAAATGATGCGTGGATTTCTAATGAAGATATAAGCAATCCAGATATATTACCTGATTTACCTGGGTATCATATTTTAGTAAGACCTGTTTCTATTAAAGAAAAAACTAAGGGTGGTATATTATTACCAGACTCTACCAGAGATGATATGGCTTATCTTACTACAGTAGGACAAGTTGTTGCTATGGGTGATTTAGCTTATCATGATATGGAAAAGTTTCCTAAAGGACCTTGGTGTGAATTAAATGATTATGTATGTTATGGTAAACATGCAGGTCAAAAGATACAATATAAAGGAATAAAGTATATTCTTTTATTTGATGACCAGATAATTATGAAGGTAGAAAGTCCTAAGACATTAGACCCAACCTTTAATTTATCTAAATATAGTGTATAATATATTTGTATATTTTATATAAATGTAGTATAATATTAGTAACGTAAAAGCGATTGTCTCGTAAACAGCGAAAGGAAATAAAATGGAACAACAGCAAGAGTGGGGAGAAGTTAAAACAGAAAAAGAAGAAACTCCCAAAGTAGAATTTGAAGTAGAGGAAGAAAAGAAAGAAGAAGTAAAAGAAGAACCTAAACAAGAAATAAAAAAAGAACCTGAAGAAGAACAAAAAAAAGAAGAGCCAAAAGAACTAGAAGGTATAGATACCAAAGGTGCTCAAAAAAGAATTAGACAATTAGTTAAACAAAGAAAAGAAAAAGAAGAAGAAGTTGCAAGACTAATTAGACAAAATGAAGAATTATCAAATAGAGTTAAAAAACAAGAAAAAGATTTTTATGAAATTGGTAAACTTAATTTAACTGCTAATGAAAAACAAATAAAAGATAAATTAGATTTAGCAAGAACAGCTTATGCAACAGCACATGAAGAAGGTGATAGTGCTAAAATATTAAAAGCTCAAGAAGCATTAAATGAAGCACAAGTTGATTTAAAGAATATTCAATCAACTAAAAATAATTTTAAAGAACCAGAGGTTCAGCAACAACCAGTACAACAGCAACAAGTACAACAACCTCAACCACAACCTGACCCAAAAGCACAAGATTGGGCAGCACAAAATGAGTGGTTTGGACAAGATAGAATAATGACAGCAAGTGCATTAGCTATTGATACAGAATTAAAAGAAGAAGGGTATGACCCTACAAGCTCTGAATTTTATGAAGAAATTAATAATAGATTACAAGAGACTTTTCCTCATAAGTTTAAAACTAACAAAGAGGAAACTAAAGAAGTTCGTAAGCAGGAAACGTCAGAGACTGCACAAGTAGTAGCAGGAGGTACACGTAGCACTCCTAGTTCTAAAAATAAAGTGAAGCTTACTAAAGAAGATGTAAGACTAGCTAACAAATGGAATATACCACTTGAACAATATGCTCAAGAAAAACTCAAAGCAACGAGTGCAGAAGGCGAGTATACAACAGTAAACATGCAACGTGGAGGTAAAAAATAATGACACGAATCAATACACGTAGTTCAAAACTTAGAGAAAATAATACTAACGAAGAAACAAATTATCAGTTTGAAGAACAAGATAATTTACATATACCAGAAGCAATAATAAATCGTTTCAAAGACGAAGGAATGACTCTTGGATGGTTAAGAGTAACTCTTAAAGGACAAGATGATTTTAAATATATTGGTAAAAAAATGCAAGAAGGTTGGAAATTTGTTGATATGAAAGAAGTACCTGAATTAGAACAAACATCAGTCGTGAAGATGGATGGAAGATACTCTGGAGCAGTCTGTCGTGGGGACATTGCGTTAGGTAAAATACCTACCAAGTTATTCCAAAGTAGAAATGAGTATTACAAGAATAAGTCTGACCAATTAATGGATGCAGTTAATAGTCAATTAATGAGAGGAAATAATTCTAGTATGCCTATTTCTAATTCAAGTAAATCAACAGTAACAAAAGGTCGACAACCTAGTTTTCAAGAATAGTCCTTTTGTTGCTTTATTAACAATAAAGGAGATTAGACTATGGCAAGTGTAAATGCCCCAAGAGGATTAATCCTCGCTAAGAAAAATGGTGATGGTTCTAACTCTACTGGTATACGTACTATTGATTTGAACCCTGCAAGTCCTAAAGTGGCTTCAGCATTAATACCTACAGATATTTTTACTGGAGACCCTATTTTTATAGGCGATAGTGGTTCAATTCAACCTTGTACTGCTGCAGCATCTACAAAAGCTGCAGGTGTTTTTCAAGGATGTAGTTTTGTAAATGCTAGTGGAGAACAGAAATTCGCCAGAAGTTTTACAGGTGGAACTACAGCAACTGATGTAAAAATTCACATTGCAAGTGACCCTGACCAAACATTTTTTATTCAAGCTGATGCAGGAGTTACCACATCTACAAATCCAACAGGTGTTGGTGTATGGAACGCACCTTTTATTCCAGGAACAGGAAGTCATAAAACTGGTATGAGTGGTTATACATTAGATAGTGATGGTAATACTAATGCAGCAAGTAACCTAAGAGTAATACGTAGAGCACCTTGGGATACTGGTACTAGCACATCAGCAGGTATAACAGATGCATACCCTTGGTATGAAGTGCGTATTAATATGCATATGGATAACTACATAACAGCAACAGTAACAGGTTAATAGGAAAGGAGATTAATTATGCCAATAAATAGAGCTGCGATAAGTAAAGAACTCCTTCCAGGATTAAATGCTGTCTTTGGAATGGAGTATGGAGAAGTTAATAATGAGCATGAACCACTATATGAAGTAGAAAATTCAGATAGGTCTTTTGAAGAGGAAGTCCTTTTCACAGGATTTGGTACTGCTCCAACTAAACAGGAAGGTGCTGCTGTTGTTTATGATGATGCAGGAGAAAGCTTTACAGCTCGTTACACAAACGAGACTATTGCTTTAGCTTTTGCAATTACAGAAGAAGCAATGGAAGATAACCTTTATGATACTTTTGCTAAATTAAGAGCAAAAGGATTAGCTAGAGCAATGGCTAATACCAAACAAGTAAAAGCTGCAAAGCTATATAACGAAGGATTCGCTACAGCACAAGGTGATGGAGTAAGTTTATTTAATACTGCACACCCAACTGTTGGAGATGGTAACCAAAGTAATACAGCTACAGCAGCAGCAATCTCAGAAGCTAGTTTGGAATCTGCTGTTATTCAAATTCAAAAGTTTAAAGACGATAGAGGAATCTTAATTGGTTCATCTGCTGTATCTTTACATGTTCCTGTAGACTTAATGTTTACATGTGATGTATTATTAAATACACCAGGAATTGTAGGTAGTGCAGACAATGACCTTAACTCTATTAGAAACTTAGGAGTATTCCCAAGAGGATATATGACTAACAGAAGATTTACTGACACTAATGCTTTCTTTATTAAAACTGATGTTCCTAATGGTTCAAAGATGTTCAATAGAACACCTTTACAAACTAAGATGGAGCCAGATTTTGATACTGGAAACTTACGTTTCAAAGCCAGAGAAAGATATTCTTTTGGAGTATCTGACTGGAGAGGTTGGTTTGGTAATCAAGGTGCCTAACCATTAATAATTAGGGAGGGTTGAAATATACTCTCCCTACTATAAGGATTTAAAATGGCTAATAATATAACATCAAAGTTTTTTACAGGTGCTACTAATGGAGTTATTGTTACAACAACAGACGTTACTAGAGTTGTAGCTATTCATGCAACAGCAGTTACTGCTACAGGTACTTTTGCATTAAAAGATGCTACAGGAGGAGATAGAATAAAATTTTCAGTTCCTGCAAGTAGCATGGCAGATATTTATATAGGTGACCAAGGTATAAAATTTAGTGCATCAATAAGTGTATCTATGCCTTCTGATGGCAGTTCATGTACTTTATTTGTAGGATAGTGTAGTGCCTAATTATTCGTTTCTTAAAACAGATATAATAAATACTATAGAAAATGATTCATCAGAGTTTGAAACTCAAATATCTTTTTTTGTAGAAAAAGCTGAAGATAGATTAATTAAAGAACTGGATGACCCAGGTCTAGATAATTATTCTACTTTTTCTTTTACAGCTTCTGACCCAGTAGTTAGTTTACCTGCTGATGCGTTAGTTATAAGAAATGTAAACTATACCACAAGTGTTTCAACAACAGATGTTCCTGCAAGTTCAAAGGTAAATTTATTACAAAGAACTTATGAATATGCAATAGACTATTTTCCCTTTGCTAGTGCATCAACAGGAACTCCAAGATATTATTCAAGAAAAACTAATACACAAATTTATATTGTACCAACACCTGCATCAGCAGTATCAGGTGAAATACAATATACACGTAGACCTTTGGCATTAGCTAGTGCTACAGGTACAAGTGTAACTACTTCTAATTATTTTAGTGAGTTTTGTTATAATGCATTATTTTCTGCATGCATGATAGAAGCTAGTTATTTTATAAAAGATTTAAATGCTGTTGCAACGTGGGAAGCAAAATATAAAAATTCCGTAGATGCTCTGCGTAACCAAGCTAGAAGAATGAGACAAGATGATATGCAGGTAGCAGCAAGTCCTGCAGGAGGACCTAACCCAGTAATACAAGGAGCTAACTAATGTCTAATAAAAAAACAAAAAAAACAAAAAAGAGTACTAAACAAAAAATTAAAGATTTTTTTAATGAAAGAGGGAAAAGAAAACAACAAGAAGCTTTTGGTGATATAGAATATGTTTCTGACCCAGTATTTGCTAAAGACCCTAAAAGAAGACCTTATCTTTTAATGGATAAGGATATGTTAGATATGACTGCAGAAAGACAAAAAAGATTTAGAGAAATGAACAAATATGGAGCTGATGTAAAATCAGCAGCAACGACTTTAAGTAAAGAAAGAAGAGATAAAAAAAGAAGAAAAAAAGAAAAACAATTAACACCTCCTATGGAAACTACAGAGGGTAAATATATAGAACCTTCTTTTCTTAGAAAACTACAATTAAAAGGTTCAGCAATAAATAGAAAAGCAGATGAAAAATTTGATAAACTCTTAAAAGCAAGTATTGGAAAAAAGAAAGGTGGTAAAATAAGTGAAGGAACTAAATTTGTAGCTAGACAGTACGGAGGAAAAATTGGTAAGTAGAATAAGTGCAGTTCAACAAATTACAAAAGTAAACAATAAAAAGAAAAAGAAAAAAAAGAAGAGGAGAAAATAATGCAAGACAATATGAAAGATTTAATAATAGGTTCTAATGCTAGAACTTTTAATAATTCTACAGGACATGATACAAGTGCAAAACCTACTGGTCAAGGTTATGGAGCAGCTAGGAAAGGACCTGGAGTAAGAGGACCTATAGAAGCTCAAGTAAAAGAAGAGCCTAGAGAATATAAAAATAATGCCTAAAGAAAAGAAAAAGAAAAGAAAAATTAAAGGCAAAGGCATGAAAGGCATGACCATTGGTAAGGGAGATAAACGACCTACCAAACAAGGAGCAGGTCTTTCAGCAAAAGGTGTAGCAAAATATAGAAGACAAAATCCAGGCAGTAAATTAAAAACTGCTGTAACAGAAAAAAGCCCTACAGGTAGTAGAGCTAAAAGAAGAAAGAGTTATTGTGCTAGGTCTGCAGGACAAATGAAAAAGTTTCCTAAAGCAGCGAAGAACCCTAACTCAAGATTAAGACAAGCAAGACGTAGATGGAGGTGCTAACTGTCATATTTAATAAGCAATATTCCCCATTTTAAATGTTGGGTAAGAAAAGAATTTACTAATAATCATATAGATTATCATGGCGAATATTTACATGGACTAGCGATAGCAGTCAATACAATACCAGATAGATGTTTAAGTTTTCAAGTAGTTTTTACTGGCATAGATGAAGAAGAAAATATACATGGAGGTGCAATGTGGGCAAGGATGCCAATAACAAGTTTAGTAGCAGATGAAGTTTTAGAAGAGATGCCAGAAAGAATGGATACTCATTTAGCACAACCTTGGGACTGTTCCTCAAGAGGACATTCCATAGTAGTAATGGATAGAATAAGTTCTAGTCCTTGGATGTGTAAAATAGGTGGTGAGTTTTATAAAGGAAGATATATGTTTACAGTTGATTATACTGATAGTTATATTAGTGATGACCCTGCACAACATAAACAAAGTCACGTACTGCAATTAATAGATGCAGATAAATGGACAGGTAATATCGTGGCATTACCTAACAATAGAGTTAGAGTAACTAATCCTGCTTTATGGGTAACTGGTGAAGGTGCACCAGATTTTGCACCAAGTCAATATATTCATTCAGCAGAAATACACGATAGTTATACAGACCCAGAAGTAACATTTAATAATTTATATAAGGAGAGTAAATAATGTTTAAAAAAACTAAGTATATGTCTAAAGGTGGTACAGTAAAAAGAAAAGGTGGTGGTAAAGCTACTAAGTATGCTGCAAAAGGAGGAGCCTTAAAAAGAAAAGGTGGTGGTATGACTGGTATGAAAAAGACTAAATATATGTCTAAAGGTGGAGCCATGAAAAAAACTAAGTATATGTCTAAAGGTGGAACTATTAGACGTAAATCTGGTGGTAGAACTAAGTAGTGGGAAAACTTTGTCCAAAAGGTAAAGCAGCAGCTAAAAGAAAGTTTGATGTTTATCCATCAGCTTATGCTAATATGTATGCTTCTGCAGTTTGCTCTGGCAAAATAAAACCTGGTGGCAAAAAGAAAAAGAAAAAAACTGGTGGATTAATTCAACTCAAAGAAGGAGGAGGATTACGTAAATGGGTATCAGAAAAATGGGTAGATATTGGAGCTCCTAAAAAAGATGGTAAGTTTCAACCCTGTGGTAGAAAGAATACTAAAACATCTAAACGTAAATATCCTAAATGTGTACCACTAGCAAAAGCTAAAAGAATGACAGCAGGTCAAAAAGCATCTGCAGTAAAAAGAAAAAGAGCTAAAGCACAAGGTGTAGGTGGTAAACCTACATTTGTAAAAACATTTAAAAAGAAAACAGCATGAATGTAACACCTGAATTAATTACAACAGTACATAATATATCTTGGTTTGATGGACTACTTTATATTATACTTGGTTTAGGTATTTATGCAGCATATAGATTTATAAGAAAAAAAATATAATTCGTTTGACTCCTTGAGTTGGAAGTAAGTATTAACTGAAGAAACGCACTAACTTTAATTAGGAGGTGTTATGGATAATCAAACATTATACATTTTACAAAAAGAAAAAAGAGA